ATGATTGTTTTATATATTTTTTACTATCAAACGAATATTTGATACTTAGTTGCTGAAAGCCAAACCGCCCATTCCGCTTTGAATGCGGAGGACGTTGTAGTTAACAGCGAACATGTTGAGGTTGGTCGCGACGGCGCCCGTCTTGGTCTTGATGGCAACTTGCGCGTTATCGATGCGGGAGAAGTTGCAGGTACCGGTCGGCTGGTGCTCTTCGGGCTTGAGCGCGAAAGAGTACGAGTACACACCGGGCAGAGGCGAGCCAGTGTGGTGGTTGTAGGCTTGGACTTGGTTGAAGTACTTACCGGTTTGCTCCTTGAAGCGGTCTTGGCCGTTAAGCACAAGCTTGAACGTGTCGACGGGGCCGGCAAGTTCTTCGGTCCAGGCAACACCTTCGGAAGTCGCTTGCAGAAGGGGGGCACCGGTCATCGCCGTGGCGACGAAGCAGTTACCGGAACTGGCACCCGCGCACACGTTCGACGCGAGGGTCGCGACAGACGAGCTGGTGAAGTTCCACAAGTTGGAACGGGACACCGAACCCTGGTCAGCGCACCACACAAGCTCCTTAACGGGGTGGTTGTAGGAGAGGCGGATCTGCTTGACCTGGCCAGCGCTGGCAAGAGCGTCGGAACCGGTATGCTGAACCTGCTCGATCAGGTATTCGTGACCCTTCTGGGCGAAGCGGCGACGCTCTTCGGTGTCCAGGTAGATGTAGTTGGCGTACACCTTGAAGGTGGAACCATCGGTGTATTGGTCGAACTCGGAGGACAGGTCGAAATCCAAACGGACTTCGTGGTACTGGAGCGCGATCAGGGGGAGCGCCAAACCGGGGTTGCGGTTGAAGAAGAAGATCAGAGGGAGGAAGATCTGACCGGCATCGGCACCGGGGGTGGTCATCTTACCCCAAGACGCCTTCTTGGACTCATCGAGGTACAACTCGGAGTACAAACGCCACCACCTTTGGTAGTGCTTGTCGATGCGCTGACCACCGATGGACAGTTCAACATCCTTGATGGCACGCTCCGCGGCGAAGCACGTGTCATCGGCGGCACCGGTGATTTCCACGAGACCAGCCTTGGCCTTCATCTCGACGTACATGTCGGCGACGAGGTCACCGTTACGGGCGACGGTCACGGAGACACGGCCGTTGTCAGCGGGGTTACCGTTGACGGTTTGTTCGATGTTTTCCATCGCGAAGTTGGTGTGGCGCTTGTAAACAGCCTGGAAGAAAGTTACAGCGGGGTTGCCGGTCAGGTATACATCCTGGGCACCGTAAGCTACGAGTTGCATGAGACCACCGGCCATTTTTTTTGTTGTACTATACACCAACATTTTATTTCAGCGCGAAAAAACATGCACCCTTTTTCCTGTGTGTACATAAAATGTCAACCACCCCCGAGAAGAAAGAAGAGTCTGAATATGAGTCCGAGTCTGAGTCCGGGTCCGAGTCCGGGGTCGAGGAAGTTGTTGGTGCTGAAGATGCGATTGACCTCGCGGAATATGAAAGTGAAGATGAAGGTGAAATCGACCCCGTAGGTATCATGGTCGAACTTTTAGAAACTGCTCTGATCACACCCGAAGGTGAGACGGTCTGCAGTGCACTCGTGAATGTGGGACGGCAAATTGAAATACAAAATAAAATTATGGTCAAACTTTTGACCACGCTTCAAAAAAATTGAGCTTAGAAAAATGACCCCCTAATATAGAAAATGTCAGAGGGTACTCACTTCATCAGCGAAAATGCTGGGCACGAGGAAGCAAACAGTGCCATGAGGACAAATGAAATTAAAACTTTTAGCGATGTAGAGTTCAAACACTTCATCGACGAATTGGAACATATGTGGAAGATTAACGAGCATAACGATCAATACTTGTCTTACCGAATTGGATACGATAATTTTTTTACAAAAAACGAACTTAGTGAAGATGGTCTACCCACGAGTGTAAATATCGAAACGATCTGCACCAAATACAAAAACGTTCGAGATGGCCTGTGTGAATTATATCATAGGGCCGACACACTTAAACTCTTGGAGTTCGAACGTGAGAATGAAGACGTGAAAATGGCTACGAGAATTAACCGTCTGATCGATCAAGTAGATGATGCTTGGCAAATTGTATTTCGTAACGCTCGCATTTATGATAGAGTAAACAACCCTACATATGTTCCAATTAACCCAGAATCCGACCCATCTCTTTTCCGTGTATCCACAATCGCGAACATTCAAGAGCTTTCCCCATTCCAACAGTCTATTTTACAAACACTTCGGTACCTTTACGAAAACAACATTAAGAGATACAAAGGACAATGCTGTACTGAAATTAAAACAGCATCTGGGGCTTCTACGAGAGCGTGGAAACCCATACAGACGATCCAAGAGTTTGTGTACAGTGTCAGTAAGAAGGAGATACATTTTGAACTATGGAAAAATTTGACATCGCGTGGGACTGGTCATCGTGACGTTATCACGTATCTATCAAATTGTAACGACATGCAATTTCCCGACATTGTCAAGAACCGTCATGTATGGTCATTCAACAATGGTATTTTCATCGGTAAAGAACGGTTAGATAAGGACGGCGCCTATAAGTCTTCGTTCTACACGTACGATTCACCCGAGTTCAAATCACTCGATCAAACTGTTATGAGCTGTAAATACTTTGATCAGGAATACACTGACCATTCACAACTTGAGGATTGGTACGATATCCCCACGCCATATTTCCAGTCTATTCTGGATTACCAGAAGTTTGACGAAGATGTGTGTAAGTGGATTTACGTTTTAGGTGGTCGTCTATGCTTCGACGTTAACGACATGGATGGTTGGCAAGCGATTCCTTTCCTAAAGGGTGTTGCGCGCTCCGGTAAGTCTACACTGATCACGAAGGTGTTTAGAAAGTTCTACTGTACGGAGGACGTTCGCACGCTTTCAAACAATGTCGAGAAGAAGTTCGGTCTGTCTTCCATTTACGACGCGTTCATGTTTATCGCCCCCGAAGTTAAGAATGATCTCGCACTCGAACAAGCTGAGTTCCAATCCATTGTGAGCGGAGAAGACGTCTCGATTGCGGTAAAACACGAGAAAGCCAAATCTATCGAATGGAAAACGCCGGGTATTCTTGGTGGGAACGAGGTGCCCCACTGGAAGGACAACTCGGGAAGTATTCTGCGCCGTATTTTGACAGTCAATTTTGGTAAACAAGTAAAAAATGCCGACCCTACGTTAGATGTGAAGTTAGAGAGTGAACTCCCTGTCATTCTTCAAAAATGTGTGCGCGCGTATTTACTCTATTCGCAGCAGTACGCCAATAAGGATATCTGGAATGTTCTTCCGGAGTATTTTAAGAAGGTGCAAAAACAGGTCGCACTCGTTACCAGTCCACTCGAGAACTTCTTACAGTCGCATATGGTCAAAATAGATGAGAACTCTACTTGTCCCATGACCGTCTTCCAGGATGCATTCAATAACTTCTGCGTATCCAGAAACCTTGGTAAGAAGACCATCAATTACGACACGTATATCGGGCCATTCAGTCAGAGAGATCTATCGGTGGCCGTCGATTCGCGGCTGCATAATGATATGATGTACGATGCACAGGAATTTGTAGTGGGTCTCGACGTGGTCGTGTCTCTTAACAATTAAAATGTACGCGTAAAATATATGGGTCAGTTTAACCATTTCGTCAATAACGAAAATATACCATCGTTTAATGAAGTCTTACGATCTGAACCGTACTTAACAGACGCTAACCGAAATAAACTACAACGTGCGCGCACAAAGGAGAACATGCGTGTATACGATAAGATGACGAATCTGACACAGAAGAGAGTTGAAAATTCTAATGTCATGAAACTCGTGGTGAGTCCACTCCAACTCGGATTTTTTAACGCTATAGTCAACAGGGAGTATGACGCGAAGGCAAAGCGTATCAACTTAGAAAATGTAATTAATAAACCTATACCTGGCAGGGTTACGTTACCGGGTACGACCTTAGATATAGAAGTTACGAATATCAAGTTGATATATGGTCGTTACACTGGGGGTGTGGAACGTTCCAAGTCTGGTATAGTCGGTAAATTTAACCCGGCGACGAACTATTTCATGGCACAGATAACTGCGAATATGTATGATGGGTCCGTTAGACAAGGTGTAAACTTCCGCATATATAGGAATGGTAAAATACACTTTTCGGGTGGGTTCATGAACAACGACATCACACACGCTGGGAAAATTCAAAAGTACATTGTAGACAATTTTACAAATAGAGAAAACTTTTTATACAATCCTATAATTTATAACAATATCACTGGTCAATTTAAGATAAATGGTCGGATCGATTTGACGAAAGTAGCTAGAACATTTGCAAAGACTGGCAAAGTTGAATACGAACCAGAACTTCAAGCGTCTTTACGCATGGAATATAAGGGTAGAACATTCCAACTGTTTACGTCTGGTGTGATACAAATCCTAGGAGTCGCCAATAACGCTGGTATGTTAGCGTCATACGATATAGGGAAGAGCTTCACAAAAGAATTGGTCGTCTTAGAATGTATAAAAATTGTGAGTACTCAAGTGACTGACCGTGTCGCAAAGCGCCGCGTCGTGAAGACGGTGAATACTACTAAAAGTATAGGAAATGTGAACTATGATAAAAATAAAAAACGAATCATCATTTCAAAAAAGATGTGCATGTCACATTCTAAACCCGAACTCGTGTCCTTCGCCAAAAAACTTGGTATAATGAATATCAAGTCTACTACCACAAAAACCGCGTTATGCGAACTCATTAAAAAACACGTATACGGCAATTTTACCGTGAATGGTCACCCATGCAAATCACAATCAAAGGAATATTTAACCTCTGTAGCAATGACTAAGGGTATAACCGTATCCGATACCGACACCGTAAATGCGTTATGCCAAAAGTTGGAAATCCCTCCTCCTACTACACGCACCAAAAAAAATATGACCACGACCAAGGCCAAGTCGACGATTAATGCGGCTAATTATAAAAAACGTCGGTTAAACGATGAAAGTGTTAAGGAGAATATAAAGAAACTTTATGGTAATAAATGGCTTACCCAATATAAAAACGTAATGGAACCTCTTAATAAAAACGTAGCGGAAATGCAAAAGGCTATCAACGCACTCAATCTTAAAAAGAATCAAAAGGGTTTACCATTTAAGAAGGGTGTAGATGACGTTAAAAAGAGTGTGGTGAGAACATGGAAATCGCAGCGCAAAGTTGAGTTGAATAAAAAATTGAATAATTTGAATAACATTTTTGCTAAAAATCTCGAAAATTTAATGAATGTTACAACGCCGTCGCCTCCGAAGAAGAATAATAAGAAAACTCGATTCCCTAAAGGTACGCGAGTCGAACAAATTTAAAAACAATTCACGAATATCATACATGGATAACCCGAGAGATATTTTTCTACAACTCGCGCGATCAAAACCCGAAATACAAATAGACAATATGGAAAATGTGAATATCTATATACGAGAACATATTCTAAACACTATATTTTACGTGATAGTAGAGTATATTAAATTTGAACGCAGTACCCATGACACGGGGTTTGGCCCGATCGAAGAAAGTTATTACTGTACAGATGAATTTATCGACGCCGACGATGCACGTAAATGGATAAGAGAAAACATACCCGATGATGACATGGCTCTAATCATGTATGTGTTCGACAACCCCCGTAAAATGTATAGGTCTAAACATAGACGTACACTTTTATACCTTACAAACATGTTATATTTCGATTTATAAGTTTAGTGGGTTCAGAAATCTGTTTCAAATGTGCTGCGTGATATGAAAAATCATACCCTACAAAAGTCGTTTTTATTTTATCAGAAAGTGCAAACCCTTCGTATCTCTTCGCAACACTCTCACATACAGCTCCATTTTCAACTTCCATTAACCTATCTTCAAGCATAATGAACTCTTTCAATCTTTCTTTTGACATTCCATTATTCTTCATTTTAGTAAACATTTCTTTAGATTTTCCTTCCGTTAAGTGGAAATATTCCGTTTTGTATCCCAAATGAGAAACCTGAGTCTTATTATTAGTATCTATGTTGACTGTAAAAATAATATACAGAATTACTACAAGTAATGCGGGTAGTATCATTTAGTAGTATCCAAGATATTAAAAAGATCTTTAACTTTGTGTAAAATATTGAAAAGTTGGCGGTCGTCACCAATCGTTTTGGGGTCGATAATTTCCATTTCAATCTGATACACGACTGGGTCTTCACTGTCCATGTCGTGAGTGTCACCCATGCACGTGGTAAGGTCAATACTTAAATTTTTTCTGATGAAAGAGAGACGTTCTTTCATCTTCTTTTTATCCATCGTTCTGTCAACGTCTACCACTGGTGTTTCTTTGGAGATACTGACTCGGAAATCGAAAGGTGTGTTCGAATTGTTTTTGAAATCCTCGTTGTGGACGCGATGCTTCTGAATCACGGTTTCCTCACCCGTGTTTTCGTCGATGGTGATACGCGTATTGTCAGTTTCACGGTAGAAAACTTCCTGTGACGTAGACATGATCTTTTCCCAACCGGTATATTTTTGGAGACGGCGCATCACGGCGGTGAAAGGCTCTTTACCGACATTCGTATCGAACATCTTACCATTGAATTTACCGAGGCGAATTTCAATCTCCACGTGTTCATCGTTTCTGTGAAGGTCGATAATAGGTTTTACTTTATCATATAGGTATTGAACGTCCATTGTAATCAAACTTATATAGTTGTAATTCTCTAAGTAACTTAGGTTAAAGTTTTCTTTCATTTTTAATACATGCAAGGTTTCTACAATAATGGCAATACGTGTTTTTTTAACGTAGCGATACAATGTTTGTTAAACGTGCGCGAATGTACAGAGTACATTTTGAATAATAAATATACAGGTACATGTGAATTTACTAAAGTATACGTAGATCTGGTACATATATATTTCAAAAACGCATCAGGTAAAATCAATATAGAGCACCTTCTCCAGAAGTTTAGGGACGTGTTTCCCCGATTCAAAGTGTATCAACCACACGATGCACAAGACGCGTTGTTTTGTATCATAGATATTATCGAAAAGGAGATTCCCATAGTAAAGACTTTAGTATATGGAAAACGCGCGCAGTATACTGTATGCCCGAGTGGTACAAAGACGATGGAAGAACCGTTTAGTTTCTTAATACTGAACAATTCTGATACACGGGATAAAGTGAGTGATATGATAACACGCTCCGAGAAGTGGTGTGTGTTGAGCGATTACAAAGACGATTCTGGTGTTACACATAACGTTTCTACAACACGTTCAACGATAACGGAGTATCCGAAAATTCTATTTATTTCGTTCGATAAAAAACAATTCGTGGAGATGGACGAATTCAAGCAGTATGAAATATGTGGGAGTATAGTTCATATTGGAACACAAAATGGTGGGCATTACATAACTATTCTAAAACGGCGTGACGGTAAGTGGTACTTACACGACGATGACGTAATAAAGGAGGTCGAATTCCCTGTTAAACATGCACATCATGTACTCATGTACAGGATAAAAAATCAACCATCTTAATATCTTCCTTAATATTCACGAGCGTTCTATAAAACGTCCGCCGCCCGTTCGGGTAGGTCTTATCATGACGCCTCTGAACAGGTTTCCACCACATCGGTTCGTCTTGATGCATATATTGACACTCTACGATCGCGTCTTCTTCCACGTGCACTTCCCGGGGAACTTGATCTTCGTGTATTTCGGATTCAAAAATGAGTTTTCCTCGATCTTGAACGTATAGACGCCATGTGGTACCTTTTTTTTTGAATTGGAAATCAATCGTATTCTTATCCCTTGGCTTCCATTTAAACATGGTTTCGTGTGTTCCCGTTTTAATAGTGGCCCTTATCGGTGTAAAAATGAGACCATCAATTTTTTGTGTAACGGTGGGTAAATACTCATTCATAAATAACTCGAAATCATTTAACATATAAATTTTTTTAACTTTCATTTTAATTGGATCGTATTTTAAAACGGTCAACATTTTAACAACTTTTTCGACATCGTCAAGGCGATCAATAAAGTTTTTATTTCCGACAACCGTACCTGAGGCCAAAAGACAATCGTAAATCATGAATGTATCTTCATACAACTCACCTTCGAGAATCGTCCCCTCATATATAGGCTTTCTAAAATTGAGAGGACATTCGAACATGTCAAGTGCCCGATTCACGAATACACACCGCTTCTTGTTTTCAAACATAAATGCTAAAAGCATATAGCGCGTACCGTCAGTCTTTTCGCATACAGCGTATGGTTGACTTTTCAATACAGGGAAATGTGTATATTCGATGGATACGGGTTGGCACCCGGGAAATGTACCCTTGACACCCCAGTGAGTTTCCATAAAGGATATCGCATATGTGTAAATAGGACCGTCCCTGTTTACATATAGACGTTGCATCTGTATTGAGATATTAATTTATTCTTTAAGCCGATTTAATACCGGTAGAGTTTAGGATATTTCCAAAACACTCGTGTGTGTATGTACTCGTGACTTCAGCTGCCGTATACGCGACAATCTTTACACCAGATTCTTTAAATTTTTCAAACATTACACTCGACTTAGGTGCAATTTTGAAACTACTAGTTCGCCTATCTTTAATTTTTTTGAGAGTATTCTTGGTCATCATAACCCACGCTTTAGGGTCTGTACTTTTAACTGTGTACATATCTCCGTCTATGGACCCACCAACAGTCGTGTCGAAATGTAACCCCATTTGTGACACGGGCTCAGTAGACGCACACTTCACCTTTTCCGCGAACATATTCCAGTCTATACCCTCCTTTACACCTGGAAACACGACGATATCGTAATTGTCATTCGGTTCGAGTACATTTGTTAAGGCATTCGCGTCAATACTCACACCAAAGTCTATGAAAAGTATCCTATCATATGTTTTGATACAGTTTTGAATTTTTTCAGACTTAAGAAACGGGTCGTCATTCACGAACATGAGTTCATTTTGTACATTTTTTTGCATACATTGAATATTGAATCGTAACACGGTATGTAATGCCTTTACGTGACATGATCGTGACCGCGTGACAATTATAGTTGCAACGCGCATATTACAACTATCTAAGCCTTAAGCCTTAAGCCTGTGTTTTAGACAACCTGTAAATGGTAAATTACCTACGTGACCAAGTGTCGTTTGTACATCCGCGTAAATTTTACCGTCCATTTGCTGCCAGCGTCTACAAAACGCGTAATCTTCGGATAAGTATCGCTTCGAAACCGGATCGATCATACAATCAAATAGAGCACAATACTCGTCAAAATCACGGTTCTGGTGATCATTTTTACACGTGAGTGTATCCTTATACTCTTCATGCATTCGCTCAAGTGCAGTACGTTTAATCATCATAAACCCTGTCGGTCCATCGAGAACTTCAACAAACCCATCTACAACCGACCGTCTATGTGCACCTATATTTACAACCAGACTAGACGAAAGGAGGCTAGGGTTTCGTTCATCTTTTTCTTCCATTCCACGCTTGACGTTATCCCACATGACAACCTTTTTAGGATAACACGCTACAGAAATATCATGACCGGATTTTGCAAGGCGTACAACGGATTTCGCGTCAAATTCTACGTCCGCATCTATAAACATGAAGTAATCTGCGTCGGTCTTTTGCATAAATCTACCTAGAGAAACGTTTCTCGCTCGATGCACGAGACTTTCGTTTTCTGTGGTATCAATCATCAATTGAATCCCCTCCTTCACTAATTCTACTTGAAGGCGAATAAGACTCGCCATATATTGTTCAAGACATAGCCCCCCATAACATGGGGTGCTTAAAAATATTTTCATGAATAACTACATTTTATTACAATTTATCCTCTAAGTATCCTTTTACAATCGTTACAATTTTGTTCAAAGTGGGCGTCGATACAGAGCATTTTTCGCACACCTCTGTTTTTGATACACGTGTTTGCAGCGCCATAAATATAACTGCGGCTGCCACACTCTTCGGTGATTTGCTCATAAGGTCGACACAATTTTCTATATCCACACACTTTCTATTACACAATAGCCGCTCGTCGCGAGATACGTCAAAGTTATTGAGTAACCGTTGCATCATGTTATGTGGTTTAGTTACATAGTTCTTATCAGTTTTCTCGTCGTCTATCACTTCCATAAATAAATCTGTCGTCCGACTCACATCCTTTGACTGGATGCCAAACATTGTCGAAATTTCTTCGGTTGTTCTTGGCAAGTTTGAAAGGCGACACGCGTATAAAACGCAGTTTGCCTTTATCCCGGCGCGTACAGCTCCCCGAGTAAGTTTACCCTCGTTAAATCTTTTGTACAGCGTCTTCGCATCTTTGAGAACGGCTTCGGGTAAATCCCTACACGCTTCGTCGATATCCTTATATGCGTGGAACAGTGATCGATCCCGATGATTCATTGAACTATGAAAGTTAATCTTTGCCATACGTTTCGTTTCATACTTTGAAGAATAACGCGTCTCTATGACAGTACCTTTACCCCACGAATCAGAAAATAACTCGTGATTCGCTGATGGGATATTACATCTAGATGGATCAGCAACGCGACCGTCTTCTGTCACACCACTCGTCCATTCAGCTGTGTCATCGATAAATATAGAATCGACTAAACCACACCCTGTACACACCATTCCCTCACGCGTGACAACCTTCTGCTCGTTGCAAGAGGTGCACGTATAATATTTATTTACTGACTTGATTGTTGGTTTATGTAATATTTGGTCCAGATCGGACCATATAGTAGCCAGTATTGTTTCCATTTATTCTTACACACCTTTTAAAAAAGTTTCAAAATTTCGCACTTAGGCTAAAAATTATGTTCGTCCATCTGGAGTTTCGCCTGCGTTTCGATTCTGTCGACCATATCCTTAAATCTAGACGAACCAGGACTCGATGGTTTCCAGTCGGACCACATAGCATCGATCGTTTCGTATCCGGGTGGTAGTTCTATTCGCCCCTCTAGTTCCGAATCCGATACTACAAAACCACTCAAATCAGTTTCGTCGCTGTCTGAATCGTCGAGTATCTCGCTGTCTGCGTCCATGTTAATCTCGTCGAGTATGACATATAGAGCCTCTTTAATATGCATGAAAATGGTATCACCGTCTTGGTGGTGTTCGCATACACTATCACCTCTTAATATGTTCGTATCATCGTCGAGTGTGTACACTTGCGCATCTTTGTATATTAAAGATGTTTCTGAGTAATATTTAACTATGAGGTAATCCTCACAATTCTCTTGCACTACAGCGTATATTTCGTCTTCCACGTCTTCAACGTTCACTAAAATTTTTATTAAATCTCCAGAGTATATTTCTGAAATTGCTATCATATCTAAAGAGATCAGACAAAAAATATTCATAGCTATTACCACACGTGATGGGAGTAAAAATTCTTTCTAAAGTCGACTGTAAATATTGCGACGATGCGGAGACATTATGTAAAAACCTAAATCTCGAATATAGTAAAGAATTGGTAGATAAATTGGAATTAAAAGAACGATGTGGATCCGGGGCTGTATCGTACCCCCAAGTTTTCGTAAACGATAAATACGTGGGTGACTACTTCGCGTTTGAAGAGTATATAGATAGCACCGAACAGATACTTCTCCCTACACTCGCCAGGTTTACCGTATTCCCTATTGAGCACGAGAATCTATGGTCCCTGTACAAAAAGGCTCAAATGTCTAATTGGACAGCGGAAGAAGTTGATGTATCTACCGACATGGACGACTGGAAAAAATTGACCGATAACGAACGCCATTTCATCAAATATATTCTTGCATTTTTTGCGGGGTCAGATGGTATCGTATTTGAGAATATAAACAATAATTTTGCCGACGAAGTGCAACTTACCGAGGCACGCTCATTCTATGCGTATCAATGTCACAATGAGATGGTTCACGGGGAAACGTACAGTAAACTCATAGATAAGTATATCCGAGACTCGGCAGAAAAACAAAAACTTTTTGACGCCATTCAGACTGTTCCTTCGATCAAACATAAAGCGCAGTGGGCGATGAAATGGTTCGATAAATCCCAAACGTTCGCTGAACGACTTCTTGCATTCGCGTGCGTTGAAGGTATTTTCTTTTCGGGGAGTTTTTGTGCCATCTTCTGGCTAAAAAAGCGTGGGCTCATGCCCGGCCTGTGCTTTAGTAACGAACTCATTAGTCGAGATGAAGGTCTTCATTTAGAGTTCGCACTCGAATTGTTTAGAATGTTGACTTTTAAACCAAATGAAGAAACGGTTTACGAGATTGTAACCGATGCGGTAAACATAGAAAAGGCGTTCATTTTAGAGTCTCTTCCATGTAGTCTCATAGGTATGAATTCCGATAAGATGTCTGAGTACATCGAGTACGTCGCGGATCGTTTACTTAAACAAGCGGGGTTCAATAAAATCTGGAACACGCAAAATCCCTTTGATTTTATGGAAAATATTTCCCTAGATGGAAAAACTAATTTTTTTGAGAAACGTGTAGGCGATTATGGCAAAATGGACGAAACGACACCGATTTCGTTTGACGAAGAATTTTAATTAAACGTCAAATCTCTACCGTCGTCAAGTTTACACGTCGCGATCGCCTTCGTTTTGGCACGTTTGAACGAAACTGGCGCAGGTGCGTCTAAATCGCCATTGATATCCATGGGGGCCAACTTCCTACCACTGTCACGGATTTCAATCTGCTTTTCTTTCATGTTAGGCTTGGGAAGCTCTACATCGGCCATGCGAAGTGGGGCGATACCCGCAGCCCTAGCCGTTGTGGGTGAGATACCCTTGGGGCTTGGGCCGATAGCAGCCATGGGGCTTGGACCGACAGCTACTTCGTCGTCGGAGTCACCGTCGGAATCAGACCCAGCGTCCGATTCGGAATCGGAGCCAGAGTCGGAACCAGCGTCGGAACCAGCGTCAGACTCATCGTCTGAGTCGGAGTCGGAGTCGGAGTCGGCGGCAGCCTTGGGAGCGGGGCCGATGGCCTGAGGGGGGACGTTAGGTTCGTACGCTTCAGATTTGACATTCATCATACCCCACGTCACAAGCATAAATACGACAGTGTGTAAAGCTAACCCACCCATCGAAGGGCACCCGTTGGGAGTAGAAACCCACGAACCAAAAACCCTCCGCACGAGGCGGAAGGTATCCGGGTTGGCGATGATGAAGAACACGAGTGCCGACATGATCGAAATTATAAGTTTTTGTTCCTGCTTTTTACCGTCGCATCCACAACCGCAATCTTTGAAGAGACCCATTGTTTTGTTATTGTATTCTGAGAAAAAAAATATACTTAAAGTTTGGTCTCGTATATAATATACAATAAGTATGTCGTCTACCATCATTCAGCGTTACGAAAATTTCGATGTACCCTCGGTTGTTTTTTCTAAATTGAAGAAGAATAAAAATGGGGGTAAAACTGTATACATTAACGCGCCAGCCAACAAGAAGATGTATCTGCAACTTCCTTTTCTCAGATCCCCGTTCGGTCTAAGCGCCTTCACGGACGAAGCGACGAACAAGACGTCCTATTCTCTTGACTTGTCGTTTGACAAGGATAACGATTCTGCCATGGAACTCATGGAGAAACTCAGCGCGCTCGATACTCGTATTATCGAGACGGTCGCCGAGAATTCTAAGGAATGGCTGGGCAAGCCTTACAATATCGATGTTATTCGGGAAGCACTCTACAAGCCAATTGTTAGACCAGGAAAAGATGATTACGCTTCTACCCTGAAGCTTAAACTCATGACCAAACCCGACGGAACCTTCCTCGCCGAGGCGTATGATATGTCACAAAAGTCCATGCCTGTCGATAGTATTGAGAAGGGGCAGAAGTGTATGTGCATCGTCGATTTCAATCAAATTTGGTTTATTGATAACAAGTTCGGTGTGAGCGTTCGCCTCTCACAAGTATTGTGTGAACAATCGACCAAACTTCCTTCTTTCGCGTTTCAAGGTGTCGAGGGGGTTGCGTCTACGGTAGTCGATACTGGTAGTGATGAAGAGGATTGTGAGATTGATGAATAGATAGTTATTTTCTTAGTACTTATTAATATATGAAAGCAAGCGTTCAGAACAAAATAAAGATTCCATGCCAACCAGCATCACATTTCAAACCTCTTACGAAAATCGGTCAAGGTGAATACGGTGTTGTATATAAAGGGTGCTTAAACTCCGAATGTAAACGCGTGATAGCCATAAAACGTTCCACAGAATCACTCAAAGCCGAACATAATATCACGAACCGCCTTAGAAATAAAGGTGTCGCAAACGTGTATGGATTTGAAAAATGTAACACCGAAGATTTTATGTATTCAGAATATCTCGATGGCCAACCGTTTGATAAGTGGCTCGTTAAGGACAAACCAAACGCGGCGAGTGTGAAAACCACTCTTAAGAAACTCGTTAATATTTTGAAAATATTACATAAAAGTGACCCGTCATTCCGACACAATGATTTGCACACCGGGAATGTGATGATCGTGAATGGCGAACCACGCCTCATCGATTTCGGGTTATCGGCTATAAACGGTATTCCAAACCCCGAGATAAACGAATCAGATTTGCGATCCGAATACGGTATTTTTAGGGGTAACCATAAAATGTATGATGTGCATTTTTTCCTGAATTCAATCTTCGCCCACATTCATCGCTCGAAATTGTCTACAGAATATAAGAGTGTTTTAGAATTCATTAAACGGGTGTTAACGAATAAGTACCTGGGAGATACCACGAGTCGAGTATCCAATTATAGACTTAGATATAACCATTCACATACGGAACTCCCCACATTCGATTCGATCTTAAAAGATGCCTATTTCACGGGAAACACGTCGGCTAAGAAAATGAATACTCTATTAAAAACGATTGTCACAGATAAGAAACCACCCCTCCCCCCTCGCAAGGTCAGTTCGCCAAAGTCGAAGCCGGCGTCGAAACCAAAATCAAAGACACCCACCAAGTCCGCAAAACTTACCGCCATGCAGAAAGCCGTAGCCATTTTGGCATCTCGAAAGAATGTTCAGTCACAGAAGAAGCGTCCAGTACTCACCCGAACGAGAGTAAAACCTTTATCTAAATAACTCTATCGTATTCGACAATTCCGAATATCGTAGATTTAAAAATAAAAATATATGGTATATATTATTATACCATGCTCGCTCTCGTTGTTTTACTTTGCATAAACGTCATGTTGCTACTGAGTATGAAACCTAAAAAGCGGAGTGTTAAGTTTGAGGGGGGTGAAAACTGGACAATCTACGGGTCGAAAGAGTGCCCGTGGTGTGTCAAACAGGTTGACTATTTCGAGAAGTTGGGTAAACCGTATACGTTCGTCGACTGTGACAAGAAAAAATGCCCTGACTTTGTGGACGGGCTCCCGACTCTCGTAAGTGAATCTGGTAAGAGACACAGCGGTTTTACGAAGGTCTTTAAAGAGGTCAAAGAGGTTGAAGGTGACTCACGTGTGTGGAAGATGTACGGTTCTCGTTCGTGCAGTTGGACGAACAAACAGATCAATTACATGCGTAAAAATGGAAAGCAGTTCACGTTCGTCGATTGTGATAATGAAGAATGTGAAGGTATAAATGGGTTTCCCACGTTAGTCACACCAGAAGGTAAGGTTCTTAGCGGATATACCGAAGTTTAAAGACTGCGGAAAACATTGATGGTAATCGAGAGAAGTAGCGCATCGGTGAACGTCTTGAGGGGTTTGAGCACGGTGATGTGCTTGACAAGAGAGTTGTTCCATGTGAAACGAATAATGAAAGTGGTGATAAGAACCACGAGCACGAAAGTGAGGATTTCTACGAGAATGTCCTTAGGTTTCCTGGACTTTATAATCTCCTTGATCATCATTTTATTAAATGGCAATATTTTTTTCTACAGGTATCATATGACTAAACCACCACCACCGAGTGGTTCTGAGCATACATTCACCACGAGAAAATGGGGTAGTCCAAAGGGGCGTGTGAGTAATAATTGTTACGCATACGCGGTCAATAATTATAAGACTGACCGAGCATGGAAGGCTCAACCCGGTGAACGTGTTGGTAGAACCAATACACCACAAACATACGTAAATTGCGGATCTCTCCCGTCCCTGGTGAAAGCTGACAATCCCAATAAAGTGTACATGGTAAAGGCTGGTGAGAAATGTAAACCATCGTACTATAAAATTATGATGTTTGTTGCGACGTGTAAAAATACAAATTATTTATGCCAGGGAGATTTCCACTTTTATAAACAGCATAATAAAACTGAATATAAAGTAAAAAGGGGTGATACACACGAGAGTATCGCTAACTTTTTTAAGGTACCGGTCATTCGCGTGAAGCGGGCTGCGGTTAGGCTGACTCCTGGGCGTGTCGTTGTGTTTAAGGCTGACTTTTTTAGTCATAAACGGGGGTGGGGTGGTGACCCCATCGTGACTGGGGCTACAGGTAAACTCATTACTGACCCCCGGACAACGTCTCGAAAATACTCGGGGTTAAACTATAACAAGTATTGTAGTTCATTCTGTGTCAAGAATACTGGAATCAAGGTCGGACATACTTATACCAAAGTCAGAAAGTAGACTGTCTAAGTCGAGTGGTGTGTCTACATCGAAAAATATGTCTAATATATCAAGTGATACAGCGTCTGATACTAACAAGACATTTGATGTCTGTTGAATGTTATTATGAACCGTTAATTGCACTTTAAAATTCGATCCGTCAAAGATCTTCCGACATACTGGACATGTCTGTTTACCTGATTTTTTCCAGTTCTCTATACAGTGGGAATGGAACAAATGACCACAACGAAGTGGGCTATGTGTTCGTGTTTCCCTGACTGTATTGAGACAAATGGCACATGTTGTCATTCCTAATTAGGGTGATTAGATTATTTTACGAGTTTTTACTCAATAAATTTTAGACAAATTAATCGTGCTGTCGCACATACCACACGGTTCCGTTTTCTTTTCGGTCTTTTTTACTACCTGAGGACCATTCGCTTGGAGAAACTTGCGAAACGAATAGTTATCTTCATACTTGATACCATTTTGCGACATGAGATAATCGTTGTACAATTTTGACGAGTTGTTTATGGTGAAGCACCTACCGTCGGCCATTCCGAGTCGCTGAGACATTTATATTACATTCAGAAATTAATTTGTCTATTCTCCGTCGTTGTCACCCAGGAGTTATATCCCATTTTCTTTACCTTATCTATACACTCTTCTATATCGTACCCTGAAAATGTACCAAAAATATCTTCCACTTCCGTCTTCGAAACTCTAATGTCCGGATTCGAATTTATATGCTCGTTGACAATGTTGTACGCAAACACTATCTCCTTTAGGGTCTCGGCCCCGGTGATGATGATCTTCCCCGTACTGAATATACTTGTCGTGATTTCCTTCATGTCGGCAGCTGGTTTGAATTTAATCTTAACAGCTGAATACCTATCCGGTTCAAACGAAACTTTGAATACGTCCGAATGTCTTTCAAAGTGTTCGGTTGTTTTCATCAAATTGATGTTGTTATTCAAACTGAAATTCGAATTGATCATGACTATACGAAATGTATCAATGGGTGGGATCACATCAGGGTCAAACGACTGTAGAATATATATAAGACTATTGATTATATGCTCACAGTTGAATAGGTCGTTGCACCCTGCGACCTGAATACTTCCATTCGGGAAAATCTTTATAGATTTTACACTGTAACAATCTTCATATGTTAAGGTGATCTGATTGTAAAACGTTGTGGGTTTGATTGACCACGTAGCACCGGTATTTGACTGCGCGTTCAATTTTAAGTGCACATCCGACATTTCAAACAGTTTTCGAATCTTCGGCACGTCTATAATCTTGTTAAACGATGATACCATCGTGATAGTGGTTAGTTTGATCCATGACGGCTTTTTATCTTCAGGTATTTTACGTCTGAACTCGTCTAATGTTAGAAGATATGAAAATGTTGTATTTGCGATTGTACTAAACATTTTTGACTTACTTTTTAAACTCGTGTACTTTTCACTTAGGTTCATTCTTAAAGAAGTTAGAGAATAGCCAACTCTTTAAATTACAATGCCGTCATTCATCCGAGAAGCCAACGCGTTTGTTGATAAAACAAACACACCTCATGTAGAGCTTAAGTATTCGTGTTACATAGAGGGTGAAGGATACGTGAACCGCACCGAGTGCTTCTCAACGAAACCTATTGGTAAATGGGAAACGTTCAAGTCTAGGCGAGAGTCGTTCAAATATACGGATTTCCTAGAAACTAAGGTTCACAAAACGTTACAGATTCGTCGACGTCTAATTGAATTACAACTTGATAATGTACTTTGTGAAAACAACAATATATTCTCGATGTTACGCATTATGAATTGTATAAAAATATTGGATCCTACTTTTATACCACCCGTGATTAACGTAAAGTGTTCGTGGCAGAAGAAATTTGTAAAGTATATGGTTACGGACGTACTAACCAGTGTTGCTAACGGTTGTAAAAATGAGTATAGGTTGGAACGTTTATACTCTACATTGTTAAAAATAGAAGTAGAATTATAAGAGCAATAAACACATAGGCGGTCAGTGTAAGTTCACCAGACGAATCGCGTAGCACAAGCTTCTTTCCGTTTGTGGACGTTTCCGTTTCTTCGTCGTATCCCCTATCAATATTTCTACCCGGTAAAAGGGGTCTGGAAAGGTGACATCTCTCACCCTGTACATCCGCGCACATATTAGGTGCACCCCACCCGACCGTTACACCATAATCACACATAGGACTTTTAAAGTCATTCGCCATTGTTACCTTTTCGATCGGTTTGTGCTTAGCAAAATCTCCAGGGTTACGAACCGTACCTGGTAATGAGAAGTTGTTTTGCACAAATGGGTTCACATGGTCCATAGTAGCTTTATCGTCAAGCATGAACTTACTCATCTGTATATTAAGAGTATATATATTTTTTATGTGCAAGCTTTTTTTCGTGCTCCAACCACATCTGATCTAAATCAATATTTAGCATATGTGCCAACTGAAAAAGATAACTAAACACGTCACCCATTTCCATCATGACATCGATCCCCCGTTCCTTTTTGATATTCATCTTCTTAAACGTTCGTTTATATTGACGAATTGCAGATGCGAGTTCACCAAATTCTTCGGAGAGTAATAACCATACAGTGTTTATATCCGCTCGATCCCAACCCTTGATTTTACAAATTTTCTCAGTCTCTTCTTTGTAGTAATTCAATGAGCTCATTCTTAGTGTATACATGTGGGTAATCTTTAAACGCCGATTTTATCATTCTTGTCAATTTTGAGACCGTACGTACTCGTGTTAGCAGGAGCCACAGGTGGGACGGCCATAGTATCGATATCACGCATATATCCCATGTATTGGGCAACACCTGACTGGACCTGTGACATGGCAGTCTTAATCACCATCGCGTTCATAGCCTTGACTTGGGGATTCACATCTTGTTGTTGGTCACCCGCGTTATTGATAAACACGACTCGCATGATACTGTACAGGTCATCAGGATTTTGGTAATCTATCGAGACACCCGTTTTATCTTTAAACGTCTGACGGATCGCACGCTGAACCAAATTCTTATTGAACTCAGAGAAGAAAAGCGTGTTCAGGGGAGTTGGCGTCTGCTTGATCGACATGAGGTTAGGAACGTCACACATTTAATATATCTCAGGAAAAAAACTATCTGTAAATATAAATGATCGTCGGCGCAGACTTCGACACGGCCTATTCCGGCCCAGCCTGTGTGTCAGCAAAACCCGCGTGCACTGCACCCAACTGCTTCATCGCGTCCTACCCCCCCATCTCCAAACCGGGTATCGACGGGGGGTTCAACGTAAACACCCAATTTCTCGAACCTAACCGGTATTACGAGACCGTCGGCCCTGTCCCCGTTCGAAGTGCAGATTTTAAGTGTTAATTAAAAGATAGATTTGTAATATAACCAAATGAAGGTTATCAAGCGGTCCAATCTTGTTGAAGACGTCAAATTTGATAAGGTCACCAACAGGATCTCCAATCTTACATATGGTTTATCTAAAAATGTCGATGCGTCTCTCATCGCGAAACAAGTTTTCTCTTCGATGTACGATAACATCACCACTCACGAAATTGATACATTGTCAGCCGAAATTTGTATCGGTATGATCACGTCAGACCCAGACTACGAAGTTCTCGCCACTCGGATCGTCGCCAGTAACATCCAAAAAACAGCACCGAATTCCTTTTCCGATGCCATGAAATTTCTTTACGATAACAATATCGTCACGGAGGAAGTATACATTGTTTCAAAAAAAGTAGATGACGCTATCGTCGCGGAACGTGATCGAACGTTTGGATACTTTGGTATCAAAACACTCGAACGCGGGTATCTTCAGAAGGTAAACGATATCGTCGTTGAAACGCCTCAATACTTGTACATGCGGGTATCTATCGGTATTCACGGTGATGATATCGAGTCGATCAAAAAAACGTACGACGCCATGTCCCTTGGACAATTTATTCACGCCACACCGACACTGTTCAATGCTGGTACACTTCGCCCACAGATGTCTTCATGCTTTCTCGTGGCGAATAAAGACGATAGTATTGACGGTATTTACGACACCCTGAAAGAGTGCGCCCAGATTAGTAAATGGGCTGGTGGTATTGGTTTGCATATCCACGATATTCGCGCTAATAAGTCCACAATCAGGGGTACGAACGGTAAATCTGATGGAATCGTACCTATGTTGCGCGTCTATAATTCAACGGCTCGATATGTCAATCAAGCTGGTCGTCGCAAGGGGTCGATCGCGATGTACATCGAACCGTGGCACGCAGACATTCTCGATTTCCTCGATATTCGTCTCAACCAAGGTGATGAAGAGGCTCGGTGCCGCGATTTGTTTACGGCCATGTGGATCCCGGATCTGTTCATGAAACGTGTAGAGAGTGGTGGTGAATGGTCATTATTTTGCCCTGACACCGCAAAGGGACTCTCTGACGTGTATGGTGACGAGTTCGAGGAACTTTATGAGAAGTATGAACGCGAGGGTATCGCGAAGGCTACCCTACCGGCCGGTGATATCTGGAAGGCTATCATTAAGTCGCAGAGTGAAACGGGTACACCGTACATGTTATACAAAGATGCATGTAACAGAAAATCTAACCAAAAAAATATCGGCGTGATTAAATCGTCTAACCTATGCAGTGAAATTGTTGAATATTCTGATAAGAACGAGACTGCCGTGTGTAACTTATCTTCCATCGGTTTACCAACGTATGTCGACCAGGATACAAAGACGTTTGACCATGCAAAGCTGCATAAAATCGCCAAGATGGTGACTAAGAACCTGAACAAAGTCATAGATCGCAACTTTTACCCGACTGAGTGTGCGAAACGTTCCAACATGCGTCACCGCCCTATCGGTATTGGTGTTCAGGGTCTCGCCGACGTATTCATCATGTGTGGTATGCCATTCGATTCACCCGAAGCAAAGGTTCTTAACGCACATATTTTCGAGACTATTTATCACGCGGCACTCGAGTCTAGTGTTGAACTTGCCAAAATTGATGGATCGTATGAAACGTTTGAAGGTTCCCCCATTAGTGAAGGTATCTTTCAATTTGATATGTGGGATCGTGAACCCATACTGAGTGGGCGATACGATTGGGACGCAATGCGTACACGGGTTAAGGGTGGTATAAGAAACAGTTTACTTCTCGCACCCATGCCAACCGCGAGTACTTCACAGATTCTTGGTAATAACGAATGTTTCGAACCCTACACGACGAATATTTACCTTCGACGCACACTCGCGGGTGAATTTGTGGTCGTGAATAAACACCTCGTAAGGGACCTGCAAGCTATCGGACTTTGGTCAAAGGAAATGAAAGATCTCATGGTCAAGGCGGGTGGTTCTATCCAGAACATCGCGGATATCCCAGATGATATCAAGAAGCTCTACAAGACTGTATGGGAAATTAGTCAGAAGGTTATCATCGATATGGCGGCTGATCGGGGTGTATTCGTTGACCAGAGCCAGAGTATGAATCTGTTTATCGAGAACCCGACCGTATCTAAACTTTCGTCGATGCACATGTACGCGTGGAAATCCGGACTCAAGACTGGTATGTATTACTTGAGAAGTAAAGCAAAAGCGAAACCTATTCAATACAGTCTAGACGCAGAATGTAGTGCTTGCTCAGCTTAAAGTTTTGAATCTATGTATAACAAATGGCTAAATTCAATACTCTCTGCGATATTATGCAAATCCCCAAATACGATGGTCGTAAAATTTCTTTGAGCACAAAGGACGGTAAGCCTCTAAGAATCCAGACCCCGCGTATGTATATGCCCTTTGGTATTAGTGGGTACACGCCCGTGGTGGGGGCAACTAAGTGGAACCTCGATTTTTCAATGAAGGGCCACGATGAAGAGAGTAACTACGTAAAAGCATTCTATGAATCACTTCAAGATGCAGAAAAAAAACTCATAGAAGAAGTGAGTGCACAAAGTATGCATATTTTTGGTAAGCATGTGAGTTTCGAAGAACTCGAACCCATGTTTAATTCTAATATCAAACAGACTCCCGATAGAGAACCGAAATTTAGAACACGCGTAGATACATCTATGGGTGGAGATTTGAAAGTGGGTGTATTCAATTCAGAAAAGGAACAGTTGAAAGATACATTAAAAGACAAACTTTACGCAAGAAATTCGGGGGTTGCCATCGTTGAGATGAACAGTGTGTATTTCTTGAATAAGATGTTTGGTGTTACATGGAAACTGCACCAGCTCGTCGTTCACGAACCACAACAACTCAAGGGTTTCCAGTTTATGATATAAATTATTTACTACCACCCGAAATCATAAGATAATATACCAATTGAGCCTCTTTCAATAGTTTACCTTTAATCATGGTGAAACTATTGGGATCCACACCTAGACGTATTTTAGCTATTCTGACGGAATTGTCCCATGCGTTGAGAGACATGCTTCTTACTTTACTAGTTCATTTTTTTTACAAGCTTCTTGTACGCCGCCGTACCCTTCTTAGGGGCCAGCTTGAAGTCACCCTTCTTCGCGGGCTTGAATACCTTCACCATAGACTTTTTACCTTCGTCCTTCATGCGCTTCTTAGCCGCGGCGATGGCATTTTTACTTTTAATGTTTCCGTATTTGTCCTGGACGAGATCTTTTTTGGCGAGACCACCGGATGTGTGCGCGGCGTTTCCGTGGAATACTTCGGCGCGAGTACCTTCAGTTACCTGGTGCATCATTGTTGTACTATATCACCGGAAAATTTTTCGGATCGCGTCCATAGACTTTTCATTCTTTATAGGAATTTGATCTTCTACGCGCTTATCGTTAAGTACATCCGCGCAAATCATGGACTTGTGCCCCTGGAGTGACATCATAGCCATGTCAACACTATTGGATTTTTGTGTATCTTTATATACCAACTTTTTGACAAAAACTTCCATCGTCTGACCAGTTCTGTGACATCTACCGATAGCCTGCAATTCCGTGGCTGGATTCCAACTCGGTGCCGTAATATACACCCTCGTCGCACATTGAATATTGAGACCCTGACCACCACACCTAATCTGAACCACCAACATACTTCCATTTGGCGATTCCTTAAATCGATTGAGTACCCGATCCCTTTCGTCTTTGTCTACAGATCCATCTATCCTGAATGTCTGTCGTTTTATCATACCCTGTATATGGTCCATTTCACCTTTATACGAACAAAATACGACACCCTTTTCGTCGGGGTGTTCATCTATACAATTACGCAACGTACGCATCTTGTTTGTCTCGTGGACCCACGCTTCGGGCGCCTGCTCGTTAATTTTTGCAATCCCGTTGTTATATAACTGTGGCCACCTCATAAGTTGTCGCATGCGCAAAAGACACTCCAAAATATGCATATTCCGTCTTTGTGTAGAAGTCGTTGTTCGCATTACATAATTGATAGAATCGCGTGCTTCAGCGAACGCAATATCGTACATGGCGCATTCTTCTTCGAGCATGTCAAGTTCCACGTTTTCAAAGTGACAATATGGCAATTCAATTAGACCATCGGCTTTCGTTCGTCTCAGTATGTAGATATCCTTTATTTGATCATGCATTGCCTGCACCACGTGTTTCGAAAACCCAATGAATGTACAGAGTGTCACGAAATCTTCCATAGAATTGAAGACCGGTGTCCCAGTGACCACCCACCGAATAGGTGCACGTAAATTGTTAACACTTTTGAACGTGCGGGTGTTACGATTCCTGATTTCATGTGCTTCATCCAAAACAATCCGGTCCCAATTCACCATTTGGATCCTACTTTTCTTACTGTATATAGACGGGTAAGACGCGATAATAACGTCTCGAAGCAAATGCGCATCTTCGTATGTACCCACGTCCACCTCTGGTGCAAACTTACCAAACTCACTTACCCATTGATTAACCAGTGATTTTGGTACGACGATGAGTGTATGTTTTTTTGGATTTTTCAGAATCGTTGCGATAATCTGTACAGTCTTACCCAGACCCATCTCATCGCAAAGAAAGCCACCGGTTGGCCCAGATGTTTGGTTTTCCATGGATACCATCCATTCTACGCCGACACGCTGATACGGTTTGAGTGTAAATACCATTACAAATAATTTTAATAAATTTATGTGTTTACTTAGGTATAAAATAATTTCTACACGTATACAAATGTCAAATATTCAGAAAAAAATACCATTTATGGCTTCCGTATTTGGAAACCTGGTATTTCAAATGTTTGTAGTGTATCGCGCGATTGATGCAACTATTAATAACGCAAATTTGAAAGATTTCGCCACGAGAAATAGGTTTTTACTCGGTATATCGTCCATAGGAATTACCATGGCCCTCGCGTTTGCGAAATCCCTAAACGTACCCATCAAGTTTGTACTTTTTACCCTTTTGTCAGTAATCACGGGTATGCTCGCACATAATATTACCGACCTCAAAGAAGCACTACTCGAAGCGGTTGCGATATTTATAGCGATGGTATTTGCCGGTATAGTGACCGTCCAACTTGGTTATGATTTATCCACCCTAGGAATATTCCTATTTTTTTCACTAATCGCTCTGATTTTCGCGCGCTTACTTTCACCCAGTAAACAAAAATACACGAAGATAGCTACGCTTATATTTGCGTTATACGTAGTATACGATACAAATAACATATTACAAAGAAACTATGGTGGGGATTTCGTAGATGCAACCCTAGACTACTTCATAGATATAGTAAACCTTATGCGTTTATCAAACGAAGAATAATCATTTACCAATATACTTGTGCATACTTAACACTATCGAGACCGCCCGCACGCCTATACCCAACGCTTCAGTCTCCAGTAGTATATTAGCTATTGCGGCTACATGCTCGGGTGTAAATCTGTGATCATTGATAAATTCAACCATATATGGTAGGACACGAGTCGTAAATGTCTGCTGGGCTTTTCTCCTTTTTATGTATATTATACGTCGTGCTACGACACGTGTCAATCTCCATGCGTGCCCTAGCACGGGTATGTGCATGGGTTTCCACTACTATTAGTATTCAGAATAATCGTCGTCTGGATCTGTCGCGATTTCACATGTTTTCGGTAATTCTTCCTTCTTCTTACGCGTCTTTTTAGGTGGGGGGTCATCGATCCCGTATTCTCGGTGATAAAGAACTTTCTGCCAGAATTCTTCCATAATCGGGAGGTATTTTTCAAACCATTCACGATCCCGTTTCACGTTAACAACATCAAACTCTTCCGGTCTCGGCCAATTCGTCAATGCGGGTTTGTATTGAATGAAATCAGCCTCTTCCAAATCCAAAATCTCCATACACAACTGAAGCTGAGGCATATAATGCTCGGGTACTTCACCCGGTATAATTTGTCTCATGGGAGGACATTTAATCTCGACGAGTTTACCAGAATTAGACACACCATCAGGACTCCCACCGAGCCAGGAGTACTTCGGGTGTGGGCAAAGGCCAATTTCATGTACAACTTCGTTGTGTCGTTCCTCGTATAAAATTCTGGCTTCATCTTCATACAACTCACCGTGTCGGGTAGCTTCATTACCCATGAATTTTTCCCCCTTTCCACATTTTTTTAGTAACAATCCATTAGGAGTGTCGTATTTATTCTTCCCTATAGCAGTCGCAACGTCGCTCGCAGTTAGCATGTTTCCTCGAAGCGCGAGCCATTCCTCAGACTTTTGAGGGGCGTACTCCCTTTCGATTAGTTTCTTCACTGTTGGGTGCATTAGATATTTTACCCTCTAATTGTTTAAGTACTGCACGAATATGTTTCTGTGAATAGACCTCGTTTTGTTGCTTTTTATCGTTTTTGGTCACACGTTTCTTAGGTGTGTAATCGTTCGTGTATTTCATTGTGATAAAATTACCTTTTATGCGCTAACTTAGGTGGATAAAAAAAGGCTTTTGCAGCGTTTTGCTCCGCCTGCTTTTTATTCTTTGCACAACCGACACCTACACTCACATTATCAACAAGTACGTTAATATAGAATATACCATTATCGTGACCAGCAATTGAGTATATGGGGAGTTCCAACCCGTTTGATTGACAATAGCGCATGAGGTGGTCTTTGAAATTATCGTCTATCATAATTGATTCCATATTCATGTATACCGGATTGTTGTAAATGCGTAATATAAACTCTTTTGCGTGTAAAAGACCCATGTCCATATAGATAGCACCGATGAGAGCTTCAAACGCATCTTCGAGAATTTTAGGATTGTAATTCCAATTATTACGCATACCCTTTTCGTCCATTTGAATCCATTTATATAGTTCAAGTTTTGTCGCAATATCCGCAAGTGTTTCACCCCTTACAAGCTTCGTCCTCGCTTTTGTCAAAAACCCTTCTTGGTGTTGTTCGTAACGATCGTATAAGAATTTGGTAATAACAAATCCCAATACTGAATCGCCTATGAACTCGAGTGTTTCAAACGATCCGTCTAGATTGTCATTCTCTTTTAATGCAGATTTATGCGTAAACGCTTTTTGGTACAAATCTAAGTTTGATATTTTTGTACCAACAAGGGTATCGACCGAAGCGCGGTCAATGATCATTTATATTGAATGGAGATTATTTTTTAAGCAGGTGTTTCAGCCTTGATGTAGTGAGGGCCGAGGTATTTCTGAAGGTTCAAGAATGTAACCTGCACGTCCGCCGGGGGGTTGAGAAGATCGCGAAGCTTCTGGTCGAGGACAAGAACGCGACCGTTGTCGGGGTGCTTGAGGCCGTTATCCTTGACGTAAGTGTTAACGGCGCGAGTTACGAAGCTGCGGGAAACGAGTTTACCCTCCTCAAGACCGAGGAACTCCTGGAGTTTGACAGAAATCTTTTGCTCGCGGTTGAAGCCGTTGTTCTTAGCGCGGTTAGCAGACTTCTCACCGTCGGGGTCGTCTTGCTTAGCCTTGATCTTTCTCACGATTTTAGTGAGCGACTTAAGCTCAGAACGAAAGGCGGTGATTTCGGAAAGGACGGTTTCAATAGTAGCCATTGTATATTATATACACAGGAAACCTTTAACTACATTATATTGTAAAATTTTGTATTCTTAATATAATGGATACATCGTTGTACTCAGTGAGTGCTATAGAACGATACTTTAACGAAAATATGTTTTTTGGAGATGAAAAACTTAAAAAATATTACACTAGAAATCAAGTGGGTGATCTCAAGAAATTCAGGCAACGCATGCACACGAACTACCCTACGAAGGATTTTGAAAAGATGGTTTACGTGTTCGTCACGGACGTCACTAGGGGTATAATTCTAGATACAATCGGCGAACTTTCAACGTTTCTCAAACCAATGGGAAACCTTATCATAAGCGGTGGTGAAGCTTTCAATATGTACATGTCCATGAACGACCGAGTTGTCACGAGTGATATCGACGCTAAGTTTGTACCCACAATTCCGTATAATTCACAATATTTTGGAAAATTACAAGCTGTCAAACTTCTTTTATGGAATAAACTCGGAGAAATTTCTAAAAAAATAAACATTCGAATTAAAAATGCATTACTAAAAACGACACATAAAAAGTTTGTAAAGTTTATTGGATTTGGTTTTAAACAACGTGGACCTTTCGTGACTCGACGATACACACTCATAAAAAAGAAAAAGACTGGGGCGACGAAGAAGCCTAGTAAGGGTGATATATTCATAGATGTTGAATTGTTTGCATTAGATTTAAACATGCGTATGTTTTCCCCTAAAATTGGTCGTATAGAAGACGGAACTGTTGGTGGTATTTTAGACATTCCGTTCATGCGTCCCAAAGAATTCGGGTATGATGTAGCCAAATCATTTAAGAAAGGTATATCTTACAGGAAATATGGTGCAACTAAAATAACACAAAACCCCAAGGTATACGTCGCGAGTAAAGAATTTTTAATCGAAGATATATATCTAATGCAAAAGCTCGGTCTCCGCCCAGAAAAACGAGAAAAGGATCGTCAGCGGCTATTCAAACTTGGAAAAAGTCTGAACGTGTCAATCACGTCAAGAGATAGTATGGAAACCATCTTTAATAAAGTGAAGAGAAAGATACGTCACGTAAAGACTACTAGAATCCAACGTGGTACGGTTAGTATGCGAAAAGCTTTAGACGTAAACCCCAGGAAATATGAGACGTATACGACCGAACCGTCAGTCGAACGTCTTTCTAAGCAAATTGTACACGCCATCAAACCCAGCGTAAACAACACCATAATAGAAGGATACGAAAAAACGCATGGAAATCAGCGATTCAACACGAATAACCTCACGTGGAAGCCAAGCTCTAACAACGCTTACGTAAAAAATGAATTTCCACTCCGCCCAATTGAAGCTAAACCATTACCACCCGGTCTAAATACTCAGGCGACACTATATGGTTTTAAACCCAGACGCGATGGTTGGATACCAAAACCTTTACTTCGAAAAGCTGCAGATATACCATATATCGGTTTAAAGAAATGATACCATAATGAAGTACAATGATTTACGATAAAATCTCCAAAGGTGATGACGGCATCTACCATGTCCGCGCATTTTCAAACGACCGAAAGCGTAACTTTTACCAACTAAACAACGTTCTCGTGACCGAGGCGTCTCCCGACTTTACGATCGCGCTTCCAGAAGGCTGTGATGTACTCAAATCGATTCACGAGGATAATGTCCAGGCTGCGGTTGAAAATAGTGAAGGTTGGTTTGGCCGCGCACTTTCCGGAGCTACTCTTAAGAGTGCATATGTACAAGACACGGGTTCATCAACCCCATCTTCACTCACATGTGAACGCCTCCCCAATACGAAGGTGTTCAACGCATCTAAGGAGGTTGTGGAATTCGATACCGTCAAGACTGGGGATAAATGTGACATCGTCGTCGAATTTTCAGGTTTATGGTTCGCGAAGAAGGCGTATGGTCCCGATTGGAATATTATTCAGGTGAAACTCCAGCCCGAACCCATACCCGAACCTGAGCCCGAGCCCGAGCCCGAGCCCGAGCCCGAGCCGGAACCAAAATCCGAGTTCGACGAAACTTATCCAGAAGACTATATGTTCAGTGATACTCAATAAAAAAATTTGTTCACATTATATAAAGATGAATATGTTCAAGAAGCTGCCCACGGCTAAGATCCTTATGGTTATCGCCGCGGTTGTTGTGGTCGCCGTTTTGTTTTATCCCAAGAAGAAGTCCAAGTATACCCTCACGGATACATCATATGCCCCGTCGGGTTTCATGGTCGGACCCAGCCCCCAAGTTCCCAGTGTTACGGGACAGGGTGCGTGCGAGATGAAGGCGGGTACCGGTCTCGCTTCATCCCTCCTCCCCCGTGAGGTTGCCTCAAAGGAAGATTTCGGGCAGTTTGCTCCCGAAGATGTTCTCGCGGGTCAAAACTTTCTGGAACCCCGTAACCAGGTCGGGTATCCCGAAACCACAGGCGGTGCGCTTCGCAATGCTAACCAACAGATTCGCGCCGAACCCCCTAACCCTAAAAGCCCCTTCACCTGGAACAACTCTACCATCGTTCCCGATTTGATGCAACGCCCCCTTATGTAATTTAACTTAAAGATAAAGACCCCCCATTTATTATAAATGGGGTCTTCATCTACTGATGATCTCACTTTAAGCGTCTCTAAACTGGTAGAATTGAACCAACAGATTAAAGAAGCTCGTGGAGATATTAAAGTGCTAACTCAGGCCGAAAATGTACTTAAGTCACACATTAAAGAACTTATGATTGATAACGGTCTCGACGTCATTAACACCAAGACTGGTAAAATCTCAGTGAAGAAAAGTATTAGACGAGTCGGGCTTAACAAGGGTTCGATTAAAGAAGGTCTCAGTGTATTCTTCTCAGGTAACGAAGATCAGGCGGAAAGTGCCTTAAAGGTTATCATCGATAGTTTACCAACAAAGGAAACTTCTTCCATCTCCATCACTGGAGCCAAAAAAGCATCATAATGGTTTGGGAACAATACGTTTACGAAGCACATGCAGATCTCGACGCATATCTAAGTGAAGATGACGAGATTCATGATGATTTGAACACTAATATCGACGACTGGGAAATTGAATATTCGGACGAGTTGAACATGATGTGGAACATGATCAATACGCTCATGTATGACGCACAAATCGAACATACTGGCCTCTTTTGTGATTTCGTTGAATTTTGTTTTGTCGAACATAATCTATATCAAGAATGCGACACGATTGGTGACCCGTGGTACCAAGAGCGACTCGCACATATTTGGAAGAATATCAGGCGAGTCGTGAATCAGAACAGTCTTCATGAAGATATGATGAGGGGTGCAAACTTTTACCATTTCATGCACTATGTTAATAATTATATGGGCATATATTAAATGCTTCCTAACCTCACCTCTCAAAAGGTGGCGATCCCCGCTGCTCTATTCTTGGCGCTCAGCCCCGGTATGTTGTTGAAAACTGACGGTGTTAAGTTTTCCACGAAAAATGTCAGCACCGATCGTATGACTGTACTGTTTCACGGTCTCGTGTTCTTCCTTGCGTACTCTCTCATCGCTCGTGCGATTGGGTTGGTTTTGACCCGCACGGATATTCTTGTCACGACCACTCTCTTTATGGCTTTGAGCCCAGGCATGCTTCTCACGATCCCCCCAGGTCAAATTATGTCAGGTAATACGTCCCGCCCCGCCATTCTCGTTCACTCCGTCGTTTTCGCGATCGTCTTCGCTATTTTACGAAAGCAATTTCCTCAGTTTTATTAAATGATACCATGGAGTATCTAATTCTGGGGCCCGCTTCAATGGGCATCTTCTCCATGTTGGGTAGTTTAATACAACATGAAGACGAAATAAAAAGTATAAAAGAAATTTCAGGTGCATCCGCGGGTGCTATAATAGGTGCATGCATGGCTATCGGTGTACCTTTAAATGAAATATTACAAAGGTGTCTGGATGCAGACTTAGAAAGGTTTACAAAATATAGAATTCATACACTTTTCAAACACTATGGACTTATTGATATGGATGTGGTTAAGGGGGCGTTGATAGACCTTTTCCAGTGTAACCCAACGTTTAGGGAATTGGAAAAAAAATTATATGTGTCTTCATACTGTTTAAATAGGGGACGTACAGAATATTTCTCGATAGATACACACCCCGATATGCCCATTGTAGACGCTGTATGCATGAGTATTTCTATCCCGTTTTTAGCTTCGGCAAATGAGCACAATGGTATGTTTTACATGGACGGGGGGATCCAAGAACGTATACCTGTAACACCGTTCGAATATAACAAACAGGATAAAATATTTTGCGTTAAATTGAAATCAGTTGAATTGTATTTCGAACATATAAAAACATTCAAGGACTATCTAAGTATTCTGCTATCTTCCATTCTACGTATACGTGCGGATATAAACTCTGAACAATTCGGTAAAACTATTGAAGTTAATACAGGGGAGTATGATCTCTTTTCGTTTACCATGTCACACGAAGATAAACTACGATTATTCTTTATGGGTATGAATTCGTAATTTATTTTTTTTATACGTTTATAACAATATGGATGTGTGTGATCCCGGGCAAGATATGAAAAATATCAGGAAACTGGTATTGGTTCATACGGGTAAAAAAATAAAAATAAATCGTGACGAGGTCTGTGAGATATTTAGGTCAGCTAATTTGGGTAAATTACCATTACCACCTCTTGGGATAACCAAGGATAAGCGTTATTTGATGGACGCGAAATCACAGTTGACGCAGAATGATTATGAAGTGTTATTCAGTTCTTCATCTGTTTCGGCCGAGATTAAACGCCTGGCCAAAAAAGTTGGACTTATTAACGTCGATAAGTCGATAAATGAACTCAAGACCGCGATCGGGCGAAGACTTCATGGTATGAAAGTGCGTGAACCTGTCAAGTTGACTGGCGGAGCGCGTGCTATAAAACGAGCGTCTACCACGAATAACAACGTGAACAACGCCAGTGTGAACAACGCCAGTGTGAACAACGCCAGTGTGAACAACGCCAGTGCGAACAACGCCAGTGCGAACAACGCCAGTGTGAAAAACGCCAGTGCGAACAACGCCAGTGTGAACAACACCAACCGTAATGTTAGTGACGAGACACCGAGCACTAATGGAATTAAGGTTGGTCCAGTTGGAAACAGGGTTGAACCGAGTGTCAATATCCGGAATAACGCTAATAATTACCGTAAACAGGCTTCGAACGCGTTAATTAGACGTAGACGGGAAAGTGCTGTTAAATTGATACAAGGTGCGACCACAGTAAATGCGGTGAAGAACACCAGTTCCAAGCGATCTGTATTCAGTTGGATGTTTGATGGTTCTAAAAAAAATGGAAATACGGTTACACCGTCGACTGTTAACCAAAACTCGACTGCCAAATTCAAACAACTGCAAAACAGTTTAAACAAAAAGCAGCGCGAACTTGAACAGCAACAGACAAATCAAACTAAAAAAATCCAAAACGCTAGGAATGAAGTGGAAAAGACAAAGGCTGTAGCTGTAGCGAACGCGACCAATGAATCAAGACGCGCGGCCAGTGAGGCTCAGAAGAAATTGGAAGAAGCGGAAGCGACTGCTAAAGAAATTACGGTTAAGATGAACACCGTTAAAGCTAACGCGGAAGTAAATAAAGCTGCTGCATTGAAACAAGCTGAAAATAATAAAAATGCTGCATTGAAACAAGCTGAAAATAACAAAAATGCTGCATTGAAACAAGCTGGAAATAATAAAAATGCTGCATTGAAACAAGCTGGAAATAATAAAGCTGCTGCATTGAAACAGGCTGAAAATAATAAAAATGCTGCATTGAAACAAGCTGAAAATAACAAAAATGCCGCGCTAAAGGAAGCCAACGCTGCGAAAAATAAAGCCATCGAAGAAGTTAAATTGGCGGAAAAGGAGGCTGCCCAAGCCGCTACCGCCGAGGAAAGGGCCGAAGCGGCTGAAAAACTTAAAAAGGCACAAGAAAATGTCACACAAGCGGAATTGAATAAAACTGCGGTCATCGAAAAGGTAAATGGTAACATGCAAAAGGCTAAGAACCTTGCTAATAAAAAAATCGAACTTTCGAGATTAGCTGCTAACGCTGGTGTGAACATTTCGAATAAAATAAACGCCATAAACGCCAATACGAATATCAACGCATTGCGTACGGAAATACAAAACAAGAAAAGTACCGCCAACGCCAACCTAAAAAATAAACGCCAAACACAACTGAGTAATTTATTGAACAGTTCCAATGCGTTAAATAACCAGGCAAAGATGGGCTTTTTACAGAGATTTGAAAAGGGTGAGAATTTTAACACTCTTATGAACTCTGCTCGGAAAAACATAAAAAATAAATCGAATACCAACCTAAAAAATAAACAACAATCCCACTTGAGTAATTTATTGAACAGCTCCAATGTGTTAAACAGTCAAATGAAGGTCAAGTATTTGCAGGATTTCGAAAAGGGTACGAATTTCAATACTCTTATGAACAGCATCCGGAAAAATATAAAAGCTAATTCAAACGCGAAACTCGTGAACGCTCAACAAAAAGCTGCAAACGCGAACGTGTTGCGGGAGAGTTTGAATGCAGCGAAAGTCAATTTAGAAACCGAAAAGGCTGCGTCGCAGACCAAGATTAATGAAGCGACAGAAGCAGCTAGGGTGGCGGAAAGGGCAGCTGCAAACGCTAATTCGGCGAACGAAAGAGAGAAGGCGGCTAAAAATCTTCAAAACGCGCAAAACAAATTAAAAAATGTCCAAGAACAAGCTAATCAAACCAAGAAGAATTTAAATCAAGCTGCAAACAATGCGCAAGCTAAACGGGTAAAAATGATGGAAAAATTGATTAACAACTCAACACATCTTACGAATGCTAACAAAATTACTTACACGCGGCGTTTCTCGGAAGGTGAAAAAATTAAAGATCTAGCTGAGGAAATACGTGAAAAGTTGGCAGCTAATCAACAAAAGGCGCTTAACAATGCGAAAACTGCCGCCAATTCCAACAAACAAAAAGCGTTAAATAATGCGCAAGCTCAAGCTAATACTAATAAGCAAAAAGCGTTGAATAATGCTAAAGCTCAAGCTAATACCAATGCGCAGAACGCTGCCCAAAAAGCTGCGAACAATGCTAGGGCTGAGGCTGCCAAGATCAACGGAGTAAGGCGGAAAGGTGAAGCCCTGAAAAATGTAAAAGAAACCCTTAACCGGTACAATAACACACTTGGCTCGAATACATGGCCAAAGGAAAAACAGAACTACGTAAACACTTTTAACCGGGGTAACAAAACAAAAAATCAGATTGTAGGGGAACTCGAAGCTAAAAAGGCTCAAAAAGTTGCCAACAACGCCGAGGCTGCCAAGAAGATTCAAAATGAAGCTAACGCTAAGAAGGCTGCCAACAAC